TGCATCTCTCCGACGGCAACAGCAATGCCAAAGGATTCGCCGAAGAAGTTCGGCAAATCGCCGGAAAACCGGCATATATCGCCCGTGCAGGATTGGAGGTCAATCTCGATAAAATGCCCTACTGATATGCGACCCGTGCCGAACGATATAGTTTCAACGCTGATCCGCTACCTGCCGCAGATACTCGAAAACGTGCAGATAGACAGCGGAAATACGCGGCTCATCAATGCCGTAAGACTGACAAAAAGGATTATTCCACGATTAAAGAAAATTGAGAATGAAAAAAATACCAAACCCTAACGGAAACAAATTCGTCTTGCCAAAGGGATATACTGACCTCGGATGGCAACTCGATTTTAATGCTTCCGAACTAAAAAAATGTAGGGAAGCCGGGCATATCCGGCGGAAGTTCGATAATTCCAAATACCTGTATCGGTGTAACGATGTGGTATATATCTGCGATCAATGCAAGAATGTACACCATGTCGATATGAGTGATTAAAAAATCGAATGCAATGCTGATAGTAAAGCAGGACAAGACCCGCAAGGAGGAAGAGGGACAGATATTCGTCGAACTCACGATTTACCGTGATGTCAGGAATATCGCAGACTGCAACCGCCTCGGATATTGGTGCGACAAAGCGCATCTGTCGCACTTCATCATGGAATGCGCGAAATGTTTTACGCAAGACGAATTAAAAAACATACTGAAAATGAACGGAAACAATATTTACATCGAGAAAAACAACCTGCTCGATGCCTACAAGAAAGGCAATGCCGATAACAAGAAGATGCTCGAAAATCTCTTCGGCAAGGAGATGTTCCGCCCGAAAAACATCATGGAGCGCATCAAGACCTTTGATGACGCATTCAAGGAACTCGGCGAGCACCATCCGCTCGTAAAAGAATACCACAAACGGCATCTGTTCCTCGAAGACGATTCGGATATTAGCTCCGATCTCGTAGCCTACCTCAAACTCCGCATCATTACCGCCGCTCTCAACGAGGGTTGGACACCGCAGTTCACCGAGGACGAATACCGCTACTTCCCGTGGTTTTGGCTCTACACCAAGGAGGAGATCGCCAAGATGGACAAGGAGGAGCGCAAGAAAGTTGTCCTGTTCGGCGGTCTTGCGTATGACGGCTCGGGTGCCGGTTTTGCGTATGCGGATTCGACTGACGCGCCCTCGAGTGCGTATGCGTATTTCGGGTCTCGCCTTTGCTTCAAATCGTCCGCGCTGGCGAAATACGCAGGTGAACAATTCGCTGAAATCTACTTTGCTTTCGTGGGGAAATAGATGATGGGAGGATGGATAAAAATATATCAAACCATTCGGGAGCATTGGATATGGAATGATCCGCGAAAATTGAAGTGGTGGATCGACCTGCTGATGCTCGCCGAATGGAGAGATAGCAAACGCCTTGTTGGATCAGACCTCGTAACCATCAAACGGGGGCAATTGATCGCATCCGTCCACTATCTCCGCGAGCGGTGGGCATACAAAGATGACAACGGGGTGCAGCGCAAGCCGTCCGAGCATACCATCCTCAAATTTCTATCTCTCCTCGAAGCAGATCAGATGATAAGCCGCGCGAAACACCCTGCCACCCGTGCAACGATGATTACGATAGTTAATTACGATGATTACCAGCAGAATAGCACAGCAGGATGCAACGAGGGCAGCAACGACCCCTGCAACGACGGGTGCAACGATCCCTGTACAGAAGATAAGAATAATAAGAATATAAAAGACAATAGAGAGGGGAAAAGTGGAAAAAGCGAAAAACGCTTTTCCCCGCCCTCTATCGAGGAGGTTGATTCTTATATCAGGGAAAAGGGGTACACGGTGGATGCCGAGCGATTCGTGAACTTCTACGAGAGCAAGGGATGGTATGTCGGCAAAAACAAGATGAAAAACTGGCGTGCGGCGGTGGCAACATGGCAAAAAGAAGACAACAAACGAAATGGGATCAATCAACAAAGATCATGTGATAAACGTCGAGGGACTGAGGCGACAGCTACTCGCCCGGAAGACTACGAGGGGAAATTTTAAGTGGTCGGTGAGCTTGAAGCAGGCAGCGGACATTCTGCTGGCAGCATATCAGGCGGAAGTCGAATACCGCCACCGCAGGTTCATCGAGGACAAGGCGACCAAAACCAACATCGAACGGCTGGCCGCATTCCTGATCCGCGACGATGCCAAGTTCGGGGTAATGCTCTGCGGCGTACCCGGCAATGGTAAAACAACTCTCCTGTATGCCTTTCAGTCGGCGGTGAATTGGCTCAACGACATAGGGCATTTCGAGGGCAAACGGGCCGGTATTCGGATCGTCGATGCAAAGGAGGTAGTTATGCTCGCAAAGGATTTCGAGGCATTCCGTAACCTACGCAATATGCCGATGATCGCCATTGAGGACATGGGGCGCGAACCGATAGAGGTTCTCGACTATGGGAACATCCTCAATCCGGTTGTCGATATGCTCGAATATCGCTACAACATGCAGCTCTTCACGTTCATCACGACCAATCTCACGAAATCGCAAATCCGCGAGAAGTACGGCAACCGCATCGCAGACCGATTCAACGAGATGCTCGAAGTCATCATTTTCAAGAATGAGACCTATCGGGACAAATGAAATTAAGGCGATTTGCCGCGAGTTTCAGGTAACGGCGATAAGATGGTCGGATAATCCGAAATAATGCGGCATATCGCAGAAAACAGAGCAAAGACACAAAATTCAACGCAATGGGGACAGAAGTAAAATTAAAACGGGAGGCAATCGAGCGACGCATCGCCGAATTGGAGGGCAAGATGCCCGACATCCAAGCCTCCAAAGAGGGAGCCGAAGCGCGGGCAACGATCCGCAGGCTGAAAGCGCGGCTCAAAACCTATCCGCAAGAGCCGAAAAAGCGGATTTACAAAGTCAAGGCCCGATTCATTTTCGACGGCGTTTTCGAGATTCGCGCCCACACTCGCAAAGAGGCCGTGCAGATGGCAAAAATCGGATGCGGGATGAACATCGGAGAAATCCACACCTGCTACGGGACTGACGTAGATTGGGAATTTGATTGCAAACCGGATAAAATCGTGAAATAACCGATACCATGACACAAGACGAATTTGACGCACTACGATTTTGCGCAGGCATGATCGCAGAATACAGAGGAAGCTGGTATAAAGTCATATCATGCAACTTTCCCGAACGCTTATTTGCCTTATGCGATGACAGCGGAATTGATGCAGACGACCCGATGTGGGTGCGTTGCGAAAATGTTTCACAAGTAAGATATAGTTAATCATGATTCACATAGGAGCTATCAGGAAAATATTTCGCGGCTGGCGCATCCTCATCTGCGCATGGGTGGACGACAATAGCCCGCTGAAATCGCAGTTTTTCATGCTCTTTCGCGGCGATAACGGGAAAGAGTACATCAGGATCGGAAAGGGGTACGACCCCAAGACAGACACCTACCCACGCATGGTCGTTACGCGCTGGTCGATCATCCGGTATGTCGGGGAACGCCATTGGGAGAAATCCTTTGTGTGGTTCGGCCTCGGTAAATTCATGGACGGCAGGGATATGTAATAATCAATAATTCAACGCAACTATGAAAGAGAATAAAATCAGTATCGAAATCACCGCTGACGGTTGGAAAACCGATGTAACGATCAACGGCAAAACCTATTCCGAACGGCATATCGGACATTATGGCAGCTCGGAGTGCGTCGAGGGGAACTTTGAAGAAGATGATGAAATCCCCGAATCAATCTACGATGCGCTCAACGACTTTTTCTGCTTCGGCTGCCAACAGGCATTGGCGCAGTTTGAAATTGAAGAGGGAATCGAGGAGGAATAGTCATGGAGATCAAACCAAAATTTCAGTTCGTCGAGGGTAGTTTCGATACCCAACGGGTAAAACTACTCTGCATACCGGATGATAATCACGGACGGGTCGATCTCTGCATCAAAGACCCCGACTGCGGATGGAATATCCCTATCGGCCAAATAAAGCTATTCAGCCGCGATTTGTACCGCGACTTCAAAGAAACACTACCCGACGCTACGAAACTCGGAGAAGAGATCGCACGTCGATGGAATGAATGCGAAACCAAAAAATAAGGCGATATGAAACTGCTATACATCGACTTATTCTGCGGAGCTGGCGGAACCTCTACCGGCGTTGAGAACGCTCGCCATGATGGACGGCAATGTGCAAAGGTCATCGGGTGCGTAAACCATGATGCAAATGCGATTGCCTCTCATGCCGCTAATCATCCCGACGCGCTGCACTTCACGGAGGATATTCGCACGCTGGAACTCTCGCCGCTGACAGCTCATATCGCCGAAATGCGGCGGCAATATCCCGATGCGTTCGTCGTCTTGTGGGCCAGTCTCGAATGTACGAATTTCAGCAAGGCCAAAGGCGGCCAGCCCCGCGATGCCGACAGCCGGACGCTGGCCGAGCATCTCTTCCGATACATCGAGGCTATCAACCCCGACTACATTCAGATCGAGAACGTCGAGGAGTTCATGTCATGGGGCGACCTCGACGAGAACGGCAAGCCGATCAGTAAAGATGCAGGACGGCTGTATCAGCAATGGGTGTCGAATGTCTGCGGCTACGGTTATCGGTTCGCGCATCGGATTCTAAACTCGGCCGATTACGGGGCATACACCACTCGTCGCCGATTCTTCGGCATCTTCGCCAAAGAGAGCCTCCCGATAGTGTTCCCCGAACCGACGCACAGCAAGGACGGCGCAACGGGATTATTCGGTCGGACGCAACGCTGGAAGCCCGTGCGCGAGGTGCTGGACTTTTCCGATGAGGGCGAAAGTATTTTCGGGCGCAAGAAACCGCTCGTCGATGCGACCCTCGAACGCATCTACGCGGGTCTCATCAAGTTTGTTGCAGGCGGCAAAGAGGCATTCTTGGTGAAATGGAACTCGATGAGTCAAACCGGGAAATACCACGCACCGAGCATCGACGAACCTTGCCCGACCGTTGCAACGCAGAATAGGCTCGGCATTGCGCAGGTTAATTTCCTTTCCAAGCATTACGGAGGCAGTCCGGAGGGCAAATGCGTTTCGGTCGAAGAGCCTGCGGGGACAATAACGACATGGGATCATCACTCGTTCATCACGGCATATTACGGGAACGGGCATAACCACTCCATCGACGCACCCGCGCCGACGCTGACCACAAGGGATAGGCTCGCGTTCGTGGATATGCAGTACGGGAACGGAGCGCCCTGCGACATCGAAAGCCCTGCACCGACGGTTACAACCAATCCGAAACTCCAGCTCGTAACCTGCCGAATGGAGCAGCAAGAAAGCACAACCACAATAACCTCTGACGACAGTCCGGCGATGGCAAAAATCAAGCGATTCATGGCGTTGTACGGCATCGTCGATATAAAGATGCGGATGCTCCGCATTCCCGAATTGAAACGGATCATGGGCTTTCCCCCCGATTACGTTCTCGTCGGGACACAGGCCGATCAAAAGAAATTCATCGGTAACGCGGTCGAGGTCAATATGGCGCGGGTTCTCTGCGAGGCCCTTTGTGCCCGATTAATTGAGGGCGATTGGCGTCCGATACAAATAGCAGCATAATACTATGGCAAAGAGAATTATAACCGCAATCCTTAATCACGACATGGACTTCCTGATTCATTTTCAGAGAAACGTGATTAAAAACTGCTCCGTAGAGGGGATTGATCCTCGTATGCTTTCGGCAATGCGGGATATTCTACACATCCTCGAAGCGGTAAAAGAAATCGGAATTTTAACAGAACTACCCAACAAAGAAAGCTAATAACCATGATTGAACCTCAAATCTTATACGGCGTTACATGCGACCGTTGCGGGGAGACCCTCATCAATAGCAATGACAATAGTGCTTGGTATGACCGCAGCACAGCGGAAGAAGAAGCATCCGAGGAGGATTGGCACTCGGTAAGCAGTCATCATTATTGCCCGAACTGCTATCGGGAAGATGACGACGGTAATCGAACTATTAAAGCACCATTTCCCTACTATGTGCAGAAAATCAACCGATTCATGAATCGGATAGCAAAATCCTTTCCCTGCCGCATTGTCGAGGAAGACGATCATTTCGCTCTGTATGGGAACACGCAGGACAGTAAGCAACTCGCCCCATGCGACGAAGAATGGGTACGATCCTACGCCACCGATAAACTCCTCGGTATTCAGATGATCGACAAAGGATGCGCGAATGCCGAATATATCATCCGATTACGCAAAGAATAGAACCATGAAAATCAACAGACAAATAAACGAATGTCATTGCTACAACTGCCGAAAATACGAAGAATGCCAAACCAAAGGCGTATTCGACGATGATCCGGGCTTCGACTTCTGCGTAAACTATGAGGATGTGAGCTATCCCGATGACGATAACGATGAAAACGATTGAGCCATGAAAAGCGAAAAAGCAAAGGAATACATTACACATGCCACGTGTACGGCACAAGAGTATGCTGAAAGATTCGGAGGGCGCGAGTTGGTCGTGTCAAGATGGGATGTGTCTACCGCTATCGAACTTGCCGAGCAGGATGCCGAGATGCGAATGCGTGAGAAAGCGATTAAAGCGTATTGCAGCGAATGTGCATGCTATGAAACGGGGGCCTGCGCATTAGACCCCGACAAATGTGCGACAAAACTACTTTTTGTCCAAAACATGACCGAGGAATGAAAAGTCAGAAAGCAAAAGAATTTATAGACGGGTGCATGGCTCATCTCACAGTAGAGATGAGCGACCACGCCAAATGGCAGCTCCGGGCGGCAATGACCCATGCGGCCGAACTCGCCGAGCAAGAAATGGAGGGATTCTACACCTGCTGGATCGACCCGAAAGACTTCATGCCCGAAGCGAATAAGAATGTCCTCGTAAAATGTTCCAGCGGGGAGATTCAGACCGATTTCTATGCGCCTGAATTGGGCGGATTCTTCATCGAACACTCAACCCACGCCAAAGTCACCGGCTGGCGCGAAATGATGTAGCGATATGGGAATGCGAGGGACACGGGGAGGAACCCCGACCAAACCGAAACACACCGAGGAGAGCATCCAGCAGGCGTTGTATTGGAATCATCCAATTCTGACAAAACCCGCTTTCGAGATGGTCGGCTTCATCTTCTATGCGTGGGAATCCGATTATTTGGCAATCTCCAAAGCCGGATACGTGTACGAGTGCGAGATCAAGATCAGCCACTCGGATTTCCTGAATGAGGCAATCCATAAGCAGAATAAGATGCGCATCTTACAAGGGTTATCCGCCTCGGATGGAACAATTGACGATCGACGACCGAACTACTTTTGGTATGTCTGTCCGGAAGGGATCATCTCCGAGGCTGAATGCCCGAAGTTCGCAGGGCTGATGTATATCACCGATTCGGGCACATTCCGCTGCATCAAGTCCGCTCCATGCCTCCACAAGGCCAAGTACGACACGCAGGCCGATTTGCTCCGGCGGGATATGCGGGATAAGTTCTACTATGCAATGTGGAATTGGATTCGCCGCTATTGGCGCAACATCGGCAAGGCGAAAGATATTGCCCCGCAGACCGCTGCCGCATACGAGCGGGCATTGGATAAGCAAGTCGAAGAGGTTGCCGACCTGAAATATCGGCTTTCTTCTCTGACGCAATGGCGCGACATTCAGGCCGACCCGAAATGGGGATTTGCCACCGATGACGCCATAGATGAGATATTTCGCAATCTGCCGCGTCTTGTCAGGGACAAACGGGATGGGAGCATCGAACTCATCGACTACGATAATGCCGCCGAATGGCGCGGCGATTTAGAGCGCAAACCGAGCCTCTACCAATGGCTACCAATTAACGGAAATACACTATGAAAGACATAGAATTATTCAACGATCATTTTCAAAATTTCAAGGCATACGGCATCCCCAAAGCGCAGCTTATCATCGCCGATGTGCCGTATAACCTCGGTGCGAATGCCTATGCCAGCAATCCGGCATGGTATGTTGATGGCGACAATAAGAACGGCGAGAGCGCACTCGCAGGCAAGCAGTTTTTCGACACCGACAAGGATTTCCGGCCTGCGGAGTTCATGCACTTTTGTAGTCAAATGCTTCGTAAGGACAAGCCTATCAAAGAGGAGAAATCCGAGGGGGGGGGAAGATCGAAAGGAGGCGCGGCCTGTATGATCCTTTTCTGTCCTTTCGAGCAGATGCACTATTATATCGAACTCGGACAACGATATGGACTGAAACGCTACATCCCGCTCGTATTCCGCAAGGATTTCTCCGCGCAGGTACTCAAAGCCAACATGAAAGTCGTCGGCAACTGCGAATACGGATTGATTCTCTACCGCGACCGCCTACCGAAATTCAACAATGACGGGAGGATGATATTCAACTGCTTCGATTGGGTACGCGATACAGATACGCCGAAGATCCACCCGACGCAGAAACCCGTTCCCCTGCTGGAACGCCTGATCGAGATATTCACCGACAAAGGGGATGTAGTCATCGACCCGTGCGCAGGAAGCGGAACAACCATGCTCGCGGCTGCCAATATAGGGCGAAAAGCATACGGATTCGAGATCAAAAAGGATTTCTGTGCCGAGGCAAGAGTAAAGGTATTACCAAGAATTTCAAAATCGCTATTCGTATGAAAAAGATTTTGGATGCTTGCTGCGGCAGTCGGATGTGCTGGTTCGACAAAGACAACCCCGATACGGTCTTCATGGACTGCCGCAGCGAGGAACATACCCTTTGCGATGGGCGCAGATTGGAGATCAGGCCCGATGTCGTCGGGGACTTCCGCAAGATGCCGTTTCCCGATAATTCGTTCTATCTCGTCCTGTTCGATCCTCCGCATCTGAATAACCTCGGCGAATCGTCATGGCTGGCGAAAAAATACGGTCGCCTCCTCCCCTCATGGGAGGATGACATCCGGCAAGGATTCGAAGAATGTATGCGTGTTCTCAAACCGAACGGAACGCTCATCTTCAAATGGAATGAGCAGCAGATACCCACCGCGCGGATCATCGAGATCATCGGACAAAAGCCCCTATTCGGGCATACGTCCGGCAAAGGCGGCAAAACGATATGGATGTGTTTCTTAAAAAACGAGAAATCGAATGAAACGCACCTATGAGATTCAGGTCTGCATCCCGTCCGGATGTCGGCTGGTTGGATGCAAGACTGACGGAGATATTGCCGTCGTAATCTTTGAAGATGTCAGCGGCCCCGAAATCCGGCAAATCGGATTCATCCGAGAGCCTACGGGAGAAATTGAAGATGAAGATAATGAATAACTCACAAAACGAATAAAACATGACGAGACCCTGCAAATGCGGCGAATGCGCCTTTTTCAAGAATGAAGATGCAAACGGCTACGGACATTGCATCATCACTCTGAATCAATACCGATGCGACGACCTCTGCAAATTCAAAGAGGATCATATGTCGGACGTGGAAACCCTACGAGCACTACATCATTACCAAAAATGGAGGCGCGGCGGGAACGGGAGGCCGCCGCATCCCTTTGTCGTCGGTCAGACGATAGACAATGGGATCCTC